ATTAGGTGGATCCTTTCGGCATCCAATACTAATTATACCATAAACTCAGAGAGTTGTGTTCGGGTATCCTCCCAGTTCTTTACCGCATGCGGATAACCGCCCCATTCCTTTACTGCTTTCGCTAAAGGATAATCATTCTGACCTTCTTCCATCATATCACCAAAGAAATGTATCTCATCATCACGCGAAAAATCACGAAGAATCTGTGACTTATCACCATCAGATATATCAAGGCCTGTTTGACCACCTATCTGTACATTCAGTTCTGGGAACTCAAGTTTTAATCTTTGTGCAATAGCAACTCTCTCTCCAGTATTTTTATCCCACTTAGCATACTCTTCTCTGTCTGGTAAGTTTACACCCTCACCACGACCTAAGATACTAAAGTTAACACCACCAGGCCTCTCCTCTATATGATTGTTACAACGAACTGGGAAACTACTACGATATAATTCTTTCTGCAAAAATGCCTTTACTTTATCTGATATCTCCCAATCAGATCTATGAACATTATTATCCTTTTCATAAGTGTCTGCACCAGAACAATTGTAAACTCTCTTAGATCTATTATAAAGATCAAGACCTACCTGTTCTAATGTCTTTGCTCTATCGCTACCAGTAACAAGATACACATCACAATTACATGCGAATACAATCATATATGACATGAACGATAAGTCCATCTGTTGACGACTTGGTGTAAGTGTGCCGTCAACATCAAAAATAAATTTTTTCACTTACTCAGGTTCTGTTGTTTTAGTTTTCTTACCGATGTTATACTTTTGCTCCAGAATCCAATCTCCCTTATCTTTATAAGAAAGCACTTTGATTTGATTCAGTGGTGCAATGTCTGCAACTGATCCTTCTTTTACAATAGTAATCAATCCCCAGTCTGCTAAGAGACGAGTGATACGATTTCTACGTTGAACATCGTTAATAGTAAGGTTAGCATGTTTTCCGTCTAAAGCAAACAGCTCCTTGAAGTGTACTATAAAATATTTACCTTGTTTATGTAAAATATGACACGACTGATATAATTTCTTTTCCTTTCTCGATGCTACACCAATTCTTGTGAGTGTTTCCCTAACTTTTAGAAAATCATCTGGTTCATTCAAGATGACCTCTAGCATTTGATCTTGTGACCACTCTATGGTTGGTTCAACCGTCATAGTCATTTGTTTCCTCCAATGTCAAGTCGTTGTTTAATAAAGTTAATTTGGTCAGGTGTTAATATTTTCAAAGCATTAGATGCTTTTTCGTTACTGTAACCATAGTATTGTTTGACGATTTCAAGATCCGTGACTTTATCCTTACGGAGCCAGGGAGAAAATCTTTTCTTTTTCCTAAGTGTATTTAGATAAAAAGAATATTGAAGATCCTTATCTAGGTTAGGAAACTTATTCATCTCATTGGCAAACATAATACAATCAAGATGACCAGATAGACAACGATTGATAATATATGGAGGATACTTGTTGATAGCATCAGGATCTTTTTCTATCAAGTTTTCTTTTGTAAAGTTGATAGAGTTCAACCAATCCTTAAGTTCAGTCATTTGTTTGTCGTGTATGAGGGAGGAATATGATGATCGTTCCAATGTCGAATATTACCACCGACAATAAAACAGTTTGTAATAATTAATTGCAGGAAAATAAAGGTTCGGATAATGGCAACAAAGTCTGCCTCTCTATCGTTCTTACCTGATTTGTCACCTAGTGCCTTTGCCCAGATTCTCCACACTTTTTTCATGACAGCAATTCAATCCTTTTGTCAATGTAGGCCTTTGCCTTTTTAAGATCGGTCAACTCATCATCTTTATGACCTGCACGACAAACATATTTAATCACGTTGCCTGAGAAGTAATCTAGTTGTTGATCAGCTATGAAATCCCATACCTGTATCTTTCCGCGTTGATAATGTTTAGGAGAAATTTTATTCATCGTATTATTTGAATATCATCGTCTTCAGACCAGAGTTCGACCTTATCTCTGAAACGATTTTCTTCTTTCAATTTAGTATATCTTTTACCTGCTTTCTTCTTCCACCATTTAATAATATTTTCTAAATAAAATTTATCCCAATTTTGACCACGAATTAGTTTATCTTGATCACCGCGAATAACTTCACGAACATTGCCATATCCATAGTCTGAAATATAAAATCTTTTCTTTTCCGTGAGACCAAATGCCATTGCAATCACATCATTAAACTCTTTTAATTTATCTTCATTCTTCAAACTTTTTCTAATTATGGATATCATCTTAGTTTGTCTTTTAAGTTTCTTAGACGATGCACGATTCTCAGTGAGTGGTTGATTATTATTCCACTCTGTAAAACGATCATGAAGACGATGAAATGCCTCTGAATAGAGAGTAGGAATAAACTTACTATCAGTTAATCCTTTGTGTCTAATAAAAGGTTTTAGTCCATCATACTGTGATGAAGAAGTAGTAGAACCATAAAGAGATGTTGTTTCAAATAGGGCAATTTCTTTTTCAAATACTTCATTTAATTTTTCTCTAGTGAAATGAGATACACATATCAATGCAAGTAATTTACCACCAAGATAATTATATCCAAATGGCTGTGAGGGAACAATCGCAAATCCCATGGCAGTATGACGATTCAATAAAGAAAGATTCGCTGGTTGACCTAACCACTCATTTCTTGGTTTAGAATTTATTAGCGGTGATTGTAAACGAATGAATCCTACAACCTTATTACTATTCTTTTCGTAAACCATCATCCGTAATTCTCTACCAGGAATATTATCTTCATTATTATGAGAAGATACTATTTTCAACATTTGTTTATAATATTCCTGTGGTATTGATTGATGAAAACGATTACCAACTAATCTAATATCAAACTCCATATCTTCTGGATGAATATCCATATTAAAGAAATCTTCTTTAGGATCACCCAGTGAACTAGATTGTTTAATAACTGCTTTTTTTACATGACGAAGATATTCTTCAAGATTAGTGAAGTTCTTGAAGTAGTCAATAAATTCATCAGCAGCCCATGTGGCATCTTTCTCACTAATAATCATCGTATAATCATTTCATCCTGATAGAATCGTGGTCTTGATTCATATGGAGGAACTATGTCTGGTATCTCTATCATAACAGGTGCGTCAAGAACTCTTTGAATAGTATTTGCCATTCTTCTAAATCCTGATCCCACATAAATTTGTCCTGCTACAACTGCAAGAGTTGCAGACCCCCAGAAGATGTAATACCATCGACTCTTCATTTGTGCTCGTATTTTTTCTCGTTTTGAAATGAGTTTTGGCCTTGCACCAAATCTAGATTTAAACTCTGAATTAGTCATTTAAAATAAGTCTCCATAATTGAATAGTAAGCAACAAAACCTGATAGTATGCCACTTAAGAATAGTGCTGCTCCTAAGAACCCCCAACAATTCATTTGAACTCACACTCTACCATGATTTCTGTCAATGCTGCTAACAAGTTTATTTCTTGATCAGCAACAAATGCAATCTGATATTGATATTTTGCAATGATCAGAACTGCAGCAGGAATACTATTTGGAACTAAGGTTTCATACAGACTATCATATAATCTGCGAAGTAATACAGAGCTATCGTTGTCTAGGTTTGAAACAACCCATTTACGAACCTCTGCAAAATTCTTTTGTTTTAAATTCTTGATTAGATCATTTACTGCAACATCAGAAAATGCTGCAAGTATACCAGAATCAATCTTACCACTTACAGAATATCTTTGACACTCATTTAATACTCTTCTCCAATCAGGAAAATGTTTATTGATAATCTCTGCTAAAACTTTAGCATCATATTGTATCTTTTCTAATTCTAATATCTGTTGTAATCTTTTGAAAAACAATCCTGCGATTGCTACTTTTTCTTTACCCTTAATAGAAAACTCAACAACACTGCAGCGTGAATGTAAGGGGTCAATAATCTTATTCTTGTAGTTGCAAGTGAAGATGAATCTGCAGTTGCTTGAGAACTCCTCAATAGACGCTCTAAGGAGGAGTTGTACGTCGGAAGTGGTATTGTCTGCTTCGTCGATGATAATGACTTTGTGACTTGCCTCAGACGTAAGAGAGACTGTTGACGCGAAGTTCTTCGCGTTGTTCCGAACAGTGTCGAGAAACCTGCCTTCATCCGATCCATTAATGACATAATAATCAACTCCTAATTCTTTACATAATGCTTTTGCCACCGTGGTCTTTCCAATACCAGGTGGGCCTGATAACAACATGTTTGGTATCTCACCTTTACTTACAAAATCTTGAAAAGTCTTCTTGATATTGTCGGGGAGAATACATTCATCAATTGATTGGGGTCGATATTTTTCAACCCAAATAAAATCACTCATATCATACCAAATAAAATTAAACCAAAAGCAACAAATACCATGATGCCCATACTGATGACAGTATTATAGAACCATCTTGGTATTTTGTCACTACCCTCACTCATAACCAATTCGGTTTGCGGGATGGGTCACGAAGATAATTAGATGCAGCCCAAGGTTTGGATGCGATATAACGTTTATAAGCAGTAATAGTGTCAATGCTTGAGTCATATTTGTACTCATCGGGCATAGCTCTCGCGAAAGGTGTGGTTTCTCCACTCGACTGTGGGAATATTTTTACAGCATGTTCTAGTGTATGCTGACAACTATGTATTTTACCATACCTATGCGTATATTCATAGCACAGTGCAAGACCATGCTCTATCAACCATCTATAATTTTCTTGTGCCCATATTGTGCATGGATGATTACGAAACGCACCTTTCTCTGTAAGGTATGATGTTCCGTCTATCTTAGGTAGTTTACCAAAACCATGACCCCATTCTTTAGATGCTACGATAGCAAGCATCTGACAACTCTCAAGTGGCATTTTGACAACGTGTTTGTCAGGTAGACACTGAGCAGACTTTACAGGATCACGATCAGTTACAAAAATGTTCATTCGGATGCCCTCCATTCCTTTCTCATTTTAACATATGTGTCGCTCTTTGCAACAATATCTCTTACTTTTTTAAATATTTTAGCAGACTTTGCATACTTACTAGTTGCATGATCAGTCTCTTGAGGTCTTACATTCCCCTCACTGTCATACTTCTTTCCTGAGTTATGATTTGCATATCTTCTTGCACGAGTAAATCCCATCTCTAAAAACTTACGACACATATCCATGCCGATAAAATCTTTTTGATCTCGGTAATCAAGATACATTCCAAAGATACTATTAGATGATTTTACTGCAATCTCTGGAGTTCTAAATTTCCAATGAGTGCATATATCGTTAGTATAAGGCCTAACCAATAAAACTCCTTGCTCTCCCCTTCCAATGCGATAAAGTTTGCGGTTCTCTTCAAGTGAAAAATCAAGGGTTTTGTAATTGAGTTCATAATCAAATTCCTTCATAGCACTGTAATAATTTTACTAGATCTGTCGCAAACCCATCTTCTGACTTCTTGCGATTTGAATCTTCTATGTAAATATTCTACCGCCTCTTTGGGTCGTGCGTCATCACCACAACAAAAAATGTCACACTTTGCAATATTCTTTTCTGGCCATGTGTGTATACTCATGTGACTCTCTTCAAGTAATGCATATCCAGTGATGCCTTGAGGTTCAAACTTATGTGTTTCTACTTTGAGATATTTTGATTTTGCTACCACAGATGCATTTATTAAACTATCCTTTATAAACTCCTCTTCATTAAGAAGATCAAAAGGGCAGTCTAAAAGATCAAATAAAATATGTTTCATTACTCGTCAGGTGTCCAAGTTTCAGTAATGAGATTTAATTGTATTTTATAATCTGGATCATTATATACATGCCCTTCCTTAATAATACGTTCTGCGATCTTCCAAAGAGTTGCAATCTCTTCATCAGTTGCAAAATCATTAATTGTAACTGTCATCATTTTTTAAACTCTCCCTTTTCATAATCATATCTAGGGTGAGGTTGTGAAGGCTCGTATGGTTTTTTAGATGCATTCTTGATGACAATAAACCTATCTGCTGCAAATGTTCCTGCTAAATTTATCTCTATATCTTCACCATCAATCCAATTGATTGAACCATCCTTCTTTGTGTGATTCATGAGTCTTTGAATCTCATCAATCATATCTTGTGTTAGTTTCATTCTAAAATCTCAAAGTGCCAGTTAAGTGACTTAATGTAATCAAATGTATCAAACATATATGTCTTATCATTATTATCATATTTTATTTCACAAAGAAAATTTTTCAAAGATTCTATTGAATTATAAGTTCCTTTGTGATTATGATTCTCATCATAGATCCTATATCTCATTTCTTTTTTCTCCCCTTTTTCTTCACCTTTTTAAATACTCCCAACTTGGTTAGAAGATAAAGGGAAAGAGTTACCCAAAAAACAATTTCTAATCCTAGATTGTTCATTACTCGAATGTTGAATCAGGTTCTAATGCTATGTAGTATTTTAGATTATAGTTTTGACAAGTGAAACGTGATAATAGTTTCTTAGATACCACAACATCATAAGTACCTGGTAATATCTTTATATTCTCTACCTTAAAGTTAAATGAGAATGTGTCATCAGTATCACCTACAGTGATAGCAAAATCATTTGACGTATCATTCTTCTTATCTCTAACCAATATCTTTACAACACCATTCTTACCAACAACTGCCAAGTCTGGAAGTTGATAGATTCCTGCTGCTTTGATTAGTTTATCTAACTGATCTGTGCTGAGTGTGAATGAAACATCTTCGCTAGGTAATTCAAGTTCTTTATCAGGTGGAGTTACAATTACTTTAGGGTCAGCAAAGAAATACTTAGATCTCATTCTACCTTCTTTGATGTATACAAAGCCATCATTCTGAAAATCTAATTCTGGTTTGTTATGTAATGTAAGACCATTAAGGAATTGACCTAGATCATATATTCCAAAGTCTGTGGGTAGATCTTCATCAATGGTTGCTTCAGCAAGAATATTCTTCATGACTGATATAGTTCTTAGTGAACTACCCTTCTTAAACAGAATTGATTGATTGATGTTTGAGAAGTTCTTCAATAATGTAAGGGTCTTTTCAGACAGTTTCATAGTTTTGTCTCTGAGTTTCATTTCACTTGGATTGATGATGGGATATGTTTTATCCATATCCCCATACAATACTTCGGCAGCTAGTGCCCATGCATTAATCATACATCTTGTCTTCTAATTTGTCAAGATCGAAATCAGCATCAACCTTATCATACAACTCAAGGAATGATTGCTTTGTCTCGTCATCAAATCTGTTGATGCAGACCTCTATTGCCTTTGCCTTGTTGTTGAAGATAGAGTAAGCACGAATGATGTGAACCAATCTACGTGTACTGATAATTTCTTCGATACCACCATCATAGAATGTTTTACGGATAATGTCACCCCAATCAACAAGTCTCTTACAGAACTCAGCATCTTTAACACCAAGAGTAGAAGCAATGTTCTCTAGAATCTTGTTCTCTACTGAGGGCTTTGGATAGGATTGCTCGAAGGTAACTGGGAATCTTTCGAGGAATGCTTCGTTGAGCACGTTAGTTCCAATAAATCTTCCGTCGTCTGAACCCTTACCTTTAGTATTTGCGGTGGCAATGACGTTGAATCCTGCTGCGGGTCTGATAAATCTGCCAATCTTCTTAAGGAAAACTCCAGTTCCTTCAAGTATACTTTGAAGACAGAGGATCTTGTTGGATGCAAGGTCGATTTCGTCAAGTAACAATACTGCTCCTCGTTCGAGTGCTTCGATGACTGGGCCATTGTGCCATACGGTCTCACCATTAACAAGACGGAAACCGCCAATAAGATCATCTTCATCTGTTTCAATAGTAATGTTTACACGAATCAGTTCTCTACCTAACTGAGCACATGCTTGTTCAACACTAAAAGTCTTTCCATTACCTGATAGACCAGTGATGAAAGCAGGATAAAATAACCTAGAAGAAATAATCTTCTTAAGATCATTAAATGAACCGAACTTGACGAAAGTATCATCTTTAACAGGGATAAGGTTTCTTTGTGTTACTGGTTCCACTGATGGAGCACTGTAGGAGTTCTCTATTTTGTCTACAACTTTCTGTGTGACGGTAAGATTCCACTTACCTTTACCAACTTTATATTGTGCAATCTTTCTTGTGACTGTCGCATAAGCAATATCGTTCATTGCACAAAAAGCACGGACTTCTGGAGTGGTAAACTCTGTTCCAAATTGTTTCTTCAATCCATCAAATGCTTGTTGTTCAGTCATCTTGAGTTCAAATGGTGCAGTCATAATGTAATTTGTTTTCTATACACTTATTGTATATCAAAACGACTGCATATAAAACTATTTATGTGCCACTTTTTATACTGGTTTCCCAATCTTTAAATGATGATTGACACTGCCCTGTATTCTCTTTTGCATCATACTTATCATATCCTTTTATTTTCTTCCATTCATTATATAATGCACCTAATATCCATGCCTGAGATAATTGTTTAGGCCCATTTTCTAGTAGTTCAAGATAACGTTTGTTACTTGTATACGATTTGTATTCTTCTCTCCAATTGGAGTCATCATAAGGTTGCTGTGTCATTAGTTGTTACCGTAACTGAAAACTTTTCCTTTAATTTGAGATTGACCTTCTGGGTTTTTTCTCTGTGCTCTGAATTTTCCTACACCTACTCCCTTTGTTTTGGGGCCAAGACCACCTTTTCTAGTTGCATGTAGTGTAGCAGTTTTTTTAGTTTGAGTCAATACGGAATCCTGCCCATACTTTCTACCTAACTTCTTAACTTCTTTCTTAAACTTTCTCTTACCCATCTTACCACGATCTATGGCAAAACTTTTTTCTTTTACTTTTCTACTCTTTCCTGTCTTTTCATCTTTCTCATCATAGGATCCTTTCAACTTTGTAGCTCCTCTACCAAACTTTCCACGAATATCTTTTTGTAATTGTTTTGCTCTTGCTTGATTTTCTTTTCTTGATAGATTACCACGGTCAGCAGACATGGTTGCTATGCCACTTTTATCAGATTTACTTTTTATACGAGAGAGACTGCTCTCTTGCATGAATTCTTGGAAGGTCTTCATTGTTTACTTTTCCTCTGATTTATTTATTTTTTTCATCACCTTCCTGTAAAGATGATACTGAACTCCTTTATGTCTTAACATAATCATCTTTGCCATAGTCATCTCTTCGCTATAGAAAATGATAGGTTCATGTTTTAATCCTATGTCACCACTCATACTTACCTCCTATGCTACTAACTCAATAAATTCACTCAATACCCTCTTATTTAGTTTTTTTACCTTGAGTGACTTGGCAAATGCCCTTTTGATCTCTGCTTTTGTTGCTTCTTCCTTAACAGTAAACTCATCATCTGCTGATAAAGCATTAGAAGATAGACCGAAATATGCATCATATCCTGATGATTTGATGTTGAAACTTTTTGTCTTCTTCCAATCTTTCTCTATCTGTTGCATCTCCTTAGATCCATACTCAGCATATGCTCTAGCAAACTGCATTCCCTCTCTACTATTCACTAGTCTAATACCAATGAAGTTTGTAGATGGGAATCTATCCTTAAGATTCTCTAGCATAGAGTTTGTAAAATGATTATAACCCTTCAATCTGTATGTTCTACCTATTCTACGGTCACGCAAGAACACAGTGCCATAGTCAGTGCTGTTAGTTCCCATGTATGGTTCATCTTCCCATCTACGCTCTACAGTGCGGTTGTAAGGAATAGATCCTGCTTCACCATCAGTAAGTATTACACATTGAACCTTCTGAACCTTGTTCACTTTTTGGAACTGAGGAATAATCTGATGTAAGGATACAA